TCAGTGCCGTTGTCGGCACATGCAGTAGAGATGACTTTCAGGCGCCGCCAGGACATGGGTGTTGCCGTGGTCATAGCGATGAATCGCCCGGCGGGCGGACGCCTGAACGTTGATGAGTGCGCAGAGCATCTCGGCGTATAGCTCTTTGTCGCCGTCCGCTGCCCGCAGGATCATGCCCGCGTCGAATTTCCCCTCCGGGCATATAAGCCGGGTCAGCAGGCGGTCAAGCGCGCTTAGCTGCCAGACCGTTGAGGGCACTTGAACGGTTTGGTCGGGTGAGGAATGCTGCATTTCTGTTCCTTTGGGCAACACGAATCCGGCGCCGGCCGAAAGACCGTCGAGCGGGCAATGCTGGTGAATGGTGGAAAACGGCTGGCTTAGTGGGGCGCAGGCGATTCGGTGAGCAAGGCTTGAGCGGCGAGCAGTTGCGAGATCTCGAACGCCGACACGATGCGCGTGGTGTTCGTGGCACGGTCAACAACGACGATGCCGAAGGCCGTGCTTCGGTCTATATCGATCGCCACGCGGGCCTGAGTGCTCACGTATTCGCAGATCGCTTGAGCGGCCAACGTCGAGGCGGTATCGGTGGAGATATCGGCTCGTTGCATCAGGAAGGCGGTGACGCGCTCAAGCAACCGATTCCTATCGATGGCGCCATAGGGACGGCCATCGGTGCGGAAATGCAGCCGGACAAACTCGTAGGCATCCGCGCGCACAGCATCGTGTGTGCTTCCGCCGGCGTGCAATTGCTGCCGGGCTATTATCGCGGCGCTCGGCCGCAGGGGTTGGACGTTCATACGGAAAGGCTCCCTTGGCGTGGATCGTTTCGAAGCTCGGCCGCGGCGCGGCGCAGCTCGGTAACGGGGGACAGCGGAAGGTGAACTTCTTGATGCGGCATGGAAGAAGGGGAGAGGGTGCGTACGGCCTCCAACGTTGCGACCCAGGTATGCCCGCAGATATGGTTGTGACACTGAAACTCCAACTCACGAAGGGTTCGCGAGAGCGCGCGGCTGGATCGGACAAGCGAAGGGGTCTCGCAATGCGGGCATTGCATCCGAATGCCGTTCGCGCGTTGCGGAGTCAGCGTCGAAGTGGTCATTTACTTGGCGTACACGTCGTTAAAGGTGAAGCGCTTGCCTTTGGTCTGCGCGTACTGGATCAACGCGCGGGCAACGGCAGGCGGTATGTCCTGGTCGCTACGTTCGTACTTCGAGATCTGGGATTGCGTCACGCCGAGGGCAGCTGCCAGCTCGGCTTGGGTGACACCAATCTTTTGGCGGATGACTTTTAGGGTGTTCATGGTGTAGCAATAGTAGTGACACTCCTATTTGGTGTCAACCGTGACACAAATTATCTTTTATTCGTTGCTGTAATAAAGTCCCGGCCATGTCGAACGCTCCCTTAAGCCCCAGCCAGAAAGCAGACGCGCGCCGCCTGCAGGAGCTGTTTAAGCAGAAAAAACAGGAACTTGGGCTAACGCAAGAGACGCTTGCCTATGAGATGGGCTTCAGCGGCCAGACCGTGGTTAGCCAATATCTGACGGGTAGGATTCCGTTAAATATTCGTGTCGCTGTTGGATTCGCCCGCCACCTACGCGTGGCCGTGGCCGACTTCAGCGAATCGCTGCAACGGGAAATCGACGAGCTGGCCGCGTATGCGAGCGGGAAGCCATTGGCGGCTACGGCGGCCAAGGACAACTGGCCTTTCTCAGTGCCGCTCGTGCTCTACGACCGCTTGAGCGAGTCGGACAAGCTGCGTCTCAACGTTATGGTCGAGTCCTTTGTCCGGAGCTTCGTTGATAAGGAGAAACCGCGCAAAAAGTCGACGCGAGCCGCCTGAACGGGGCAAGTGCATCCGCTGTCAGGGAAACGTTATCCACGTTTCGTTTCGGGGGTCCGAAAAACCGGCTCGTAACAGATTATGAAAATATGCAGGACCCGTGAAGATCGGCCGCACCTAGGAATCGGTGTCGTCCGGATCCTCCGGTTCGACTTCCACGGCGTTTGTCTCTGCTTCGATACTTGTGGTGAGGCCCTGGCCCTCGTTGAGGGTGTGTCGCAGTTGCTTGATCAGCCACACCGTCTCTCCGATCGGATTCTTCAAATCAGGGAATTGGACCTTGTGCTGAGCCGACATGGCCGGCTCTCCAAAGGCCATGTCGTAGGTGATGGTCGCAGTGCCGCGCTTGATCCGTTCCCATTCAGCGCGCGCGGCATCGAGTGCATCCGATTCACTCGCATACGTCTCATGCAGGCGCTTGGCGTTGCCGATCACGCCGGCGACGACGCTGCGTCGCGTCTTGCTGCGCTTGTCCTGCCAGAAGGCCCTCACGCCCGTGTAGGCGTCGCGGTCGGCAAGGTGATACCGGAATTTATCGCCGTCGGTGCGATAGATGGTGTGGACTGGCAGATCCGTGCCGTCGACCTTCTGTCCGCCCTTGATCGGGATAAATAGAAGCCGTCCTTCTTTCACCGTAGCAACCGCGTCGTAGCGTTTACCGATGCGATTCAGGAAGGCGATATCCGACTCGTTGGTCTGATCGATATGGGGAACCACCACGTCGCCGAAGCTGCCCACCTCCGACTTCAGGCCGTGGGCCTGAGCGATCACGGCGACGATGTCGCGGATCTTATTTTGATGGAAGCTGCGCTCGGTGCGCGTGCGCAACTCGCTGGTGAGGTTGGCGCTGCGTGCGGTCAGGATGAGGGTGTCGGGCGCCCCGGAGTACTCGACCTCATCGACGGTGTATGTGCCTTTGTCGACGAGCCCGGTCGACTGGAAGCCAAGGTAAACACGAAGCACGGCCTCTCGCGCCGGAATTGCCAGCGTGCCGTCCGTGTCGTCGAGCTCGATGTCCAGCTGATCGGCCTGCTCGGCGCGGCACTCCGTGACGCCGAGCGAGATGAGCCGTGGCTTCAGGATGCCGGTCAGGTCTCTGTCGCCTAGCGTGACGCGCCAAAGCGGAACGTCGAAGGCGCCCCTCACTGGAAGATGCTCCAGTCTGCCGGCGAGCCGTCCATCACGTCGACCGGGATCTGCAGACCGTCACCGAGCAGAGAGCGCGCCTTGCTGTCGTCGACGCATTCCAGCACGATGCTGAAGTCGACACGACGGGCCTGGCCGGTGACGAAGAATAGGGTCTGCGTCTCGTCGACCGAATTGATCTTGTAGGCGCCCATCACCACGCCGGCGCCCGTCAGCAGCAGGTAGGGTTTGCCTGTGCCCGCCATCCTCCGCACCAGGTCGATCGACGCCGCGCTGCCGGTCAGCTCGGGTGCCACCCAGCCCGACAGCGTGATGATGTCGTCGCCCGGCCCGATGTACTGAACGCCTGGCCGCGCGCCGATGCGCGAGTTTTTCGCATACCGCCACTCGGTATGGCGCTGCAGGGTCTGGTAAGCCAGTGTGGGCAGGCCGAAAACGAACATGCCGATGCACATCATCATGGCGGGGATCCTAAGCGACGTCAGATAGCTGGGAACGGACCCGTACGGCCTTCATGCGGTCGCGTTGGTCAAGAATGCGCCCGATCTGCTGGGCCAGATCGTCGTTGTCCGTCCCCGCCGCGGGCGAGAGCTGGATCGTGATTGTGTCGCCCTGGATGACGATCTGACGGCCGCCGGCTGCCGCCGCCGCGATCGGCGCACGGGTGTCGAAGCTGAGCGCCTGGCCGTCGTTGCCGGTCGGCTCGAACGCAAGGGCCGCCGGCGCCGCCAGAGCGCCGCTGACAGCGATCGCGCCGGCCAGCGCGCGGGCTGCATCTACGGCCATGGGCTGCTGTCGCGCGATGCCGATGGCAGCGCCCTGGGAAACGAACTCGCCCAGACCGATAAAGACGCGGCTGGGCGATCGGATTCCCAGCTCGTCCTTGAACCAGCCGACGACGTCATCACCCATGCCGACGATCGAGTCCTTCACCGCACCGGCCATGCCAGTGATGCCGCTGATCAGGCCGGTCATCAACATCGTGCCGAACTCGGTAAATTTGGCCGGCATCTGAACGCCTAGGAGAGCAAGGGCGCCCGAGATCACGTCATAGAGCAGCTGCAGCGGATTCCAGTTCATGAGCGCATAGCCCAGGCCGGTGACCCCGCCGTTGAAAATCCCCGTGATGGATGCCCACATCGAGCCGAAGATAGCTACCGCACCGTCCCAGATACGCTGTGCGGCCCCGGAAACGGCCTGCACGGCGTTATCGAACGTCGCGGCGACCTTCGCCCACAGATCGCCGAAAAACGCCTTGAGGGGCGTCCAGTACTCGTATATCAAACCGGCCGCTAGGGCGATCGCCGTAATCGTCAGTCCGATGGGGTTCAGGAGCATGGCGCGGCCAACGAACATGACCGCGGATCCGGCCAGCCGAAAGCCGCCGGCCAGCAGACTCAGCGCGCGAGCGCCCAGGGTGCCCTGGACACCCAACGTCGTCAGGCCGAACCGGACAATGGCCAGCGGTCCGATCACCGCGGCCAGGCCGATAGTGAGGGTTCCGCCCGCCACCATGAGGCCGGCGAGCACGGTCAACGCGGAGACAAGCACCGTTGCGGTGGTCGCGTGCTTTTGCATGAAGTTGGTGACCTTCTCTGTGGCAGCGGCGGTGATGCGCAACACACTGTTGTAAAGCGGGGATATCTTCTCGCCGAGCTCCAGCTGCAGGTCCCGCAAGCGGGCCAGCACCTCGACCTCGCGGCCTTGGGTTAGCGTCTTGCCCAAAGCGACCGTTTGATCGATGTCGGCCGCGCCTTTGTTCAGACGTTCGTTCTTGTGGATCTGCTGCGCCTGCATCACCATCGTCGTGAACAGGTTGGCGCCCGTGCGGTTGGTGATCATCGACGAGATCGCGTCGTTGATCGCTCCGGGGTCGGTTACGCCTTTGGCGGCCAACTTCGGCAGCAGGACCTGCTCGACCCACTCCAGCGGGGATGCCTTGAAAAGCTCACCGCCCGTAAGCGCACCGGGCGCCACACGCTTCACGGTGCCGATCTTCGTGTACTCGACCATCTTGGGGTCGACCAGGCCGTACTTCATCAGTTCGCCGACCGCCCGCACCGTGGTCTTGCCCTGATACAGGTTGCTGTAGGCGCTCATCAGACCGGTACCGACGGCATGACCCCCCATTTCTTGGATCAAGGGCTCCATCTGGTAGTAGAAGGCATCGTCGCGCATCTGCTTAGCGGCTACGCCACCGCGCTGGATGAAATCGCGCCATTGATCACCGCCCACGCGCCCGCCGGTCGCAGACAGCACCTTCTGCACCATGTTCGCCTCGTGATCGAACGTGGCTTGATCCTTCGTTCCGCCGCGAAGCTCGATCACCTTCAGCATGTTCATGAAGGCTTCTTCGTTCGCCTTCGCTTCCTCACTGCCGAACATCGCCTCGTTTGCGAACTTCATCTTCCCCAAGGTCGGCATGACCATCTGGGCGTGATGTTCGTCAGCAAAGATGCTCAGGGCATCGCGCATCAGCAGGACGTTGTCGGTGGTCGAGGTGCCGTATTGCTTCATGGCGCGGGCGTACTTCGCCGCATCGTCGCTCGCGTGGTCACCAAGGCCGAGGGCTTTGATTCGGACCGCCTCGCGCTCGAACTCCTTGGATTGGTCCAGCGAACCTTCCAGTCCGTGTAGCCCGTGCATGCCGGCGCTGCGGGCGGCGTAGCCAGCGATCGCCATGTTCGACGCGACGCCTTGGGTGGCATGCAGCTTGTCACGGGCGGCGGTCATGGCCTTTTGGCGAGCCGTTACGGCATCCATTTGGGCGACCTGCTTGGACATGGCGGCGGTCGTTGCAGTAATGCGGCTGCGTAAATCCTGTTCGTGCTGCGCCAAGCTGCTGGTTGATACACCAGCGGCGCCGAGGCGATCGCGCAGGCCCTGCAACTGCTGGGCCTGCTGGCTCGCCTGTTCCTTCAGTCGACCAGCGCTGGCCACTGCTCGGTCGAAATCGCGTTGCATCGCGCGCGTCGGCGTGCCGGCGGCCTTCATCTCGGCAGCCAATCCGCGGATACGGTCCTGAGTCGCCTGCAAGTCGCCGCGCGTGGTGGAAAGACCCTTGGACAGGTCGCGGAACTTGCCGACCTGGCGTTGGGTGTCTTCGAGCCCCTTGAGCCTGCTGCGCAAGTCCTGCAGCGCCTTCGCGGTGCCCGTGCTCGCGCCTATGATCTTCTTCAGGGGGCCGCTCAACTTGTCTTGGATCGCGGTGATGACGCGCAGCTGCAGGGTCTTGTCCATCGTTACTCTTCCGGTGTGGCTCTGACCCGTGCACGCTCGCGCCAGTCCATCAGCTCAGTCAGTGATAGCACGTCCATCGCGGCGGGCGGCCAGTGAAAGACCACCGCGATGTCCGCCATCGGGTCCTCTACAGTCCGGGGAAGGCCGCGCGGTCCCGCTTCGTCAGCAAAAAACTGGCGACCTTCGTCCCGATCGCGGCCAGGTCGGCCGGATCCATGAGGGCGACTTCCACGCTGGAAATCGACGGGTTTGTGACGCGCGGGATAACCGTCTGCAATGCGGTGACGTCCATGTTCGCGAGCGCCACCAGGGTCGTGCCGCGCAGCGCGCCGGCATTGGGTCGGGTGACGACGACGGACGTGATCTCCGTCGTCCCGCGTTTGATGGGCTCGTCCAGCTCGACGACATTCGGATCCGCAGGGGTGGTGGGGGCCGCGGCGGGGTCGTTCGAGGACGCTGCTGTGGCCGGATTGGTGTTGGTCATGATGTCAGGCTTCCTTAAACGCCGATCGCCTTACGCAGCGCTTCCATACGGTCGACGCCGGCGTACATTTCGATCATGTTGAGAATGTCGATCTCGACGAGTACTTCGCCGTTCATCGTTTCCTTGTAGTAGACGCACTCGGTAGTGACGTCCCACTCGGTGTCTTCGCCGACCTTGGCTTCGCCTCGATCAACCACGCTATGGCGCCCGCGCACGGTGATCTCGACGGCGTCTACGCCTCCGCCATCGATATCATCACGCTCGAAGCCCTGCGTGAAGCGCAGCAGCACGCCGGAAACCGACGTCGCTCCATACTGCTGCAAGATCTGTTTCGTGTAGCCGCCGACCTTCCACTTCAGCTGCAGGGAGTTTTCGTCCAGGCCGTGATCGACCTTGGCCGAGCCGTTCATGCCGCCCGCCCGGTACGCTTCCATCTTGCGTTCCAGGTTGGGCAGGGTGACCGAGGTGCTTTGTCCCAGATAGGACGTGCCCTCGTTGAATACATTCATTTGTTTGAGCTTACGGGGCAATCCCATGTCTCAGACTCCGATTGGATGGTAGTGGGACGCGTCCGCCGGACGCGCCATGGGGGTTAGGCGTTCACGCGTGCGGCGAAATCCAGCAGGTAACGGTCGGTGATTCGCTGCTGGAATACCAAGTTTTCGAGCGGCGGCACCGGCGTGTAGTCGTAGTCGATGTACGCCTTCCCCGACTTCAAGACATCAACGGTATTTGGCTCTTCGTCGTACCAGGCGCTGCCGTCGATGATGTAGCGCTGGGCCTTCAGTTCCGCGAACTTTCGGTTGATGCCTTCGATGATGTCCTTGATGAGGGTCGGATGCATCGGAGCATCGACCGCCCACATATGGGCATCGGCGATCGTGTCGGCCAGAATCTGGGCGGTGCGTGTGTAGTTCTCGAAGGGATACAGGCTCTCAGGGCCGGCGCAGGTTCGGCTACCCCAGAATCGGAAACCTTCCTTGTTGATCAGCACCGTCACGTCCTTGCCGTTCAGGTAATCCGCGTCGGTGGCCGTGCTTTGCAGGTCCCAATAGACGTCCTTCGTGAGACCGGTCGCGCCGTTCACCGCGACGTTGGAGAGGGTCTTGTGCCAGCCGACCTCCTCGTCGATCTTCGCCCGCAGACCCAACGCCACGGCAACAGACGACAGCGGGTCGCTCGCTTTCGTGACGGTGTTGAAATTGGTGAACTCCGGCCAGATCAGCATGAGTTCGCGCTGGCCGAAGGTCTCGCGATACGCGGCCACGTCTTCCTTGGTTGCGCAGTCCCAGGCATAGGCGTACACGAAGCCGCGCAGCGCCTGAGCAACGCTGACGAGCGCGGCGGTCACATCGGCGTTGTCCAAGCCTGGGGCGCCCAGGATGCGCGGCGTCACCAGCGGGCCGCTCGTCTTTGCCGCGAGCAGCGCCTGCACGCCCTGGTACTGGCCGGTGGGTGAGACGCCGCCGATCACGTTGGCCGTGGTCTCGGCCTCGGTCGCGCCCTCTTCCACGCGCACCACCACGCAGACCGGATTCGTCTGTAGGCCGATGCCTTCAAGGGCACGGCGCAAGGTGCCGGTCGTGCCGGCCTTGCCCATGGCCGTTTTTACATTGGTCACCAGCACCGGACGGTTGATAGGGAAGGTGGCTTCGTCGGCGTCAGCGGCGGTTGCCACCAGGCCAACGATGGCCGTTGCAATAGTTCGGATGGGACGGGTTCCGCCATCGATCTCGATGACACGTACGCCGTGGTGATAGTCGGTCGCCATTTCCTGGGCCTCTGCACGTTGAGAAAAGGCGCTTTCAGGCGCCGTGGTGTTCATGCAGAAGTGTGCTCGCGTGCGCGCGGAATCACACGCGAGCGGATACGTAAAGGCTTGTGCGACAAACAGCGGTTAGAAGAGCGAAGCCGGCTGTGCCTTCGTGTCCCAGCTGAAGATCACCAGCTCGGACCGGTCAACGCCGGCGCCGGCGCCGACCGTGTACTTGATGTCGGTCGATTCAATAGTGAAGTCCTGGAACAGCGCGCGGATGTCAGGGTGGTCATTGAGCGTAACCATGGCCTTGCCTTTCATCGTGCGCAGCGTTTCCGCCAGTTCTTCGTACTGCGCCCATTCGAAGCCGACGCCGTAGCCCTCGGTCTGCCAGTAAGGCGGATCCATGAAGAAGAAGGTGTGCGCCCGGTCATAGCGACGGACGCATTCCTGCCACGGCAGGTTTTCAATGTAGGTGTTTGCCAGACGCATCCAGGCTGCGGATAGCATTTCCTCAATCCGCATCACGGAGAATCCCGGCGCCGCGGTGGTGGCGACGCCGTAGGTCTGTCCCTGGACCTTCCCGCCAAACGCCGACTGCTGCAGGTAGAAAAACCGTGCGGCACGCTGGATGTCTGTCAGCGTCTCAGTCGGCGTGATCTGGTGCCACCGGAATATCTCGCGGCTGGAAAACGCCCATTTGAATTGACGTATGAGCTCTTCGAGATGGTGTTTGACGACGCGGTATAGGTTGACCAGCTCTTGATTTACGTCGTTGATGGCCTCGACGTCGGCTGGCACCGGGCGCATGAAGTACATGGCGGCCCCGCCGGCGAAGGGCTCGACATAGCACTCGTGCGGCGGGAAATAGGGGAGAAGGCGTTCGGCGAGACGACGCTTGCCGCCGAGCCAGGGAATGATGGGGGTAGCCATTTGGTGATTTAAGGGGGGAAGTGTTAGCCTGACCCCGCCTGTCGACAGGTGGCGCGGCCCTGGCCATGCTGGCAGCTTTCCTCTGCTGGTACGGGGCATGGAAAGGTGTTCCCGCACCTACCATGTCGCCGCGTCTGTTAGTGTCCGCCGCCCAGCCCTTGCGCTGGGCGGTTCCTTTTGGCGCATCGCACGCCGGGTGTCGTGCGGATCTTCAGATCCGACGAACGGTTTCAGTTTGCCCTGCCGCTGCCCTGCGCGCGATGGCGTACTTCCGTATCGCGGATAACCACAAACGCAGCGCACGAGCCGACCGGCCGCGAGCAGCGGTCGCCAGAAAAACGGGGCCATGCCGGACTTTTTCACAGCTTTGGCATGTCACTATTTGTCGGATACTCGGGCCATTTGAGCCATGAATATCGCGGGAATCAAAGCGCGCCGTCTTCGTGAGAGCATGCCTACGCTGGCGCAGGCATTGGATCGGTATCTCAACGAGGTGTCATCCACGAAAAAGGGATACGTTCAGGAGCGCTCGATCGCCCGCGCTTGGCTCGGGACACGGCTCGCGCATCGACCTGTCGATCGGATACGGAACACCGACCTGATCGCGATCCGGGATGCCTGGCAGACGGAATGCGCGGCGTCCACGGTGGTGCGGCGCCTGGCGCTTCTATCGCATGTGTACACGGTCATCCGGAAGGACTGGGGGTTCGATGCCCTGGCCAATCCGGTGCAGCTCGTGCGCCGGCCCGCTATCGACGACGCGCGCGATCGCCGCTTCCTTGACCGCATCCGGTTGCGAGGCCTGTCTGAGGCCGATTGCCCGCGGCAAGAGGTGGTTTGGCTTATTCGAGCCACGCAATCTCAGGAACTGCCGACCATCTTGACCATAGCGGTGGAAACGGGCATGCGACGGTCGGAGATAGTCGGCATCAGGCGGGAGAATCTGGACCTGCAGCACGGCGTGGTCCATATCCCGCACTCGAAGAATGGTCGGTCCAGGGACGTGCCCCTGACGCCCGTGGCGCGAGAGGCGTTGAGGCAGTGGGTGGTCGGTAAGCCGATGCGCGGCCGCATTTTTTCGATGCAGCCAGGCTCGGTGACACGGGCATTTATCCGGGCGCGTCAGCGGGCCAGGCGGCAGTATGAAGCGCTGTGCAAGACGAACGGTCGGCGCCCGAACCCGGCCTATTTCAACGATCTCAGGTTCCATGACGCGCGCCACGAAGGCACATCGCGCTTGGCGACGGTGTTCGAGATCCACGAATTGGCGAAGGTCAACGGCAATGTGGATACCCGGATGCTTCTACGCTATTACCATCCGCTGGGTAGGGAACTCGCACAGAAGCTTGCTCGTAGCGCGCTAGGCAGGCGGCAGAGCGCCGAGATTCGCGAAAGCCGCCTACTACTACTTGAGGCCGCTTAGTCGTCAACCTGCGCGACCGGCGCGGTAGTCGTAAGCCAGTCGGGCACCGGTCCCCAGCCGGCGTAGGCGACCTGTTCGCCGCCGACGTCAATAAGGCTGCCGTGCGTGTAAAGATCGCTGGTGTCGACGACGTACAGCGTTTCCGCGCGGTGGTCCTCGACACTCTCCCAGGCAGCGCCGGTCCAGCGTGCCACGTGGCCTTCCGCTACCTGCGGCGGGGGACTCTCAACGGCCCCATAGGGCACATTGAAGCTGCCACCCTGCAGGGCAAGCTCGTTTGCGATGGTTTCGTAGAGGAACAGTCCATCGAGATTGGTCTGAAAGACGGCCTTGGTTTTCAC